GCATCCATGTCCTTCAGGTAGTTTTTGGAGATATCCCACTTCGCTCTTGTGCAGATCAGATCCTCACAATCGAGCGACCACACATCCGTTGTCGTATTCCCAGGGTAGGAATACGGCCCAAGCCCCTCGTTATCGAGCAGCGAGATAATCCCGGCGACTTCCACGCTGTAAGTGGATTGGTCAGGAATGGGGTAGAGTCGCATCTGCTGACCAGAGGCAACGGCAGAGGTCGCAGAGAAGCTTTGATACCCGTCTACGCCATAGAGGCAGTAATCTTCCGGCTGTCCGTAGGTCGTGGTGGTCACCGAAACCTGATCTATGTACTGCCAGGTTCTCGGGGTGATGGGATAGCGGTTGTTACCGACCAAAAGCTTGCAGGTATCGACGGACTTCAACCGGGAGATCGTGCGATTCCCCGCGTCAACATCGGTGTAGTACTCCTGCCCCTGCACGGTCGCGAAAGTGAAGGTGATTTCGTTGAACCACCAGCGACGGCGTTCATACATGCGGATGGCGCGCATGATCGCGGTCTGGATCTGGGTGGTGAGATCCGACCGGGCCAGCTCGTCTTGGAGACGAGACGACATATCGCCGTAGGTGGTCATTTTCTGGGCTTACCCTTCGGCCAGCCGCGTTTGGGTGCTGCCGGCTGGGGAGGCACACCAGCCGGCAGCGACGACGGCGCCGCTTGGAACTCAGCACCTTCGTTTCTCGTCAGATTGACCGCGGGGATAAGCGTTGCCAGAATCGCCTGACTGCGGTTCCGCTCTTCCTGCTCCTGGAGCATCTTGCTAAGCAGCCGGCGACGCATCGAGAGCCTCCCCTTGTAGATTGCGGGTGGCCTTGTAGAGCGGAACGACGTTGCCGTTGTCGTCCTTACCGTTGTGGACGGAGTTGCCCATGATGTTTTCCCAGGGCTGGGCAGAGTTCATGGCTTTGTGAACCAGGAACCAAAGATCCGAGTGTTCACAGTCCGAAGTCTGCGGCCAGCACGGGACGCCCATGGTGTAGTGAACAATCCCAGGGGTCGGATCGGGCTTGTCGTAACCCACCAGATGATTCCACTTGTTCTGAAGCCAGCCGATGTTTTCGGTCCAGCGGAGCTGATGGAGGCCGTTCGCGGTCTCGACATACTCAGGCGTGAGAACTGCATTGTCGGGGTGGCCGCAGTTGAACAGCATGACCGCAGCACGTTCGAACTGCGGATTGGTGTTGACGGCCCACACAGCTTTCGTCGGGTCTTCGGCCTCTTCGTAAAGGAGCCATGGATCTTGCAGGCAGGCTACATCAGCATCCACGAACAGCGCCCGGCCCTGGAAATTGCACATCCACGGGACTAGAAACCGGCTCCATGTGAATGGGGTGAGTCCTTGGCGTTTGAGCGGAAGGGTCTCAAGCTTGATCGGCGTAATGGAGATGGGCTGTTTCTGCGCCGCGAGAGCGAATGACGCAGCGGCGACCTGATAGGAGATCGCCTGACGGTCATCGTAGCCGATAAAGACTCGGATCATCTCACAAGGCGTTGTTACGTTCATGCTGCCTCCAGCTTGCTGAAGCGTTGAAGTTCCTGTCCAATCCGAGAGATGACTCCGGACCAGTCCTTTTCCTCCGCTGTCTGCCGGAAAACCCGAACGGAGCGGTACATCGGGAGATCGTCTCCCTCTATGCCCATGACCCACGGAGCCCGGTTGGGCGTCATGGCCCAGCAAGGGATTCCCATCGCCCCTGCAAGGTGCATGACCGTGGTGCAAACGGTGACGACGCGATCGAGCCCGGCGACCAATGCCACGGTCTCGTCGTAATCGTGCGCCAGAAGGGTTGCGGGGAAGTGCTTGATGTGCACCCCGCTCTCTTCCTCAAGGCGGCAGACTTCAGGGGATGCGCTTTCGTGGTATTGGAGCGAGTACCAATCCGCATCGATCGATTGGAAGAGCGGCAGAAGGGTTTTGAGTGGCATGGAGCGGATATGCGCGCGGGTGGATTGAACTCCACCAGCCCACGAAACGCCGATTGCCATCTTGTCGCGCGATTTCCCCGCCTGCTTCGGCTTAAGATATGGCGTGCCCGGCCACTGTCCGTCGCTCCGGTACACGGTCATGAGCGTGGTGATGGGAACCGAAATGTCGAACTGCCGATTACGGAACCACTCGATTTGCGAGGTCTTGCGAGTTCCGGTGCATTCGATGCCGAAGGAACGCTCAAACACGCTCTTAAGCCTGGGGTGGCAGTCGAACGTAACCGATTTCGCATCCCGCATCAGATCAGGGATACAGGACGCGGCCATGATCTCGTCCCCAAGACCCTGATCGCCCCAGACGATGACGCGCTTGCCCTTCACAGCGGCGCGCATCTCAGCGTCAGACAGGTTCACATCGAGAGGCGGCACCTGGTCATAGGTGCGGGCGTTCCGAGTCCCACAGTTGAAGCCGGAGTCATAGCAGCGGAATCCCTCCCGCCACTTTCTCCGCTCCAGCAGAGGCCAACACTTGTTGTAGATGGCGATGCGATTGGAAGGATCTGCCTCGATGGCTTTGGCGTAATAGTCAATCGCCTGGTCTGGTGTTCCGTTTGCAGTGAAGCACCCGCCGATATTCGCGAGAATGCCTGATTTCTTGTGCGGGGGGAGTTCAAACTCCAGAGCAAGATCCCACGCTTCCCGGGCGGATTTCAGGTCGTCGACTTGTTTGAAACAAGCCCCGAGGTTGGTGAGCACATCCGCATTGGGCTTGAGCGCGTAGGCCTGCTTGTAGAGGTTGGCGGCAAGACCAAACTCCCCACGCTGGTAGTAGGCATGGCCCATCAACTCCAACGAATAGGGGTCGTTGAAATTCTTGTTGAGTTCAGGCGTCAGCAACCCCAGCACGTCATTCGGCTGGTTGCGCTCCAAGAGAAGCTGTGCGCGGTCGTAAATCGGTTCCAACTTGCCTCCAAGGAAAGAAGGGGCGGCCGAAGCCGCCCCGCATTAGCCGATCTGCTGATCGACCGCGTAGGTCACCACGAAGTTCACGATGAGCGATGTCGTCATGGTGCCGGACTCAACCTTGGCCGCAAAAATCCCGTACTTGTTGGGGTCGTTGTCGGAGACCGAGACCGTAAACGGCAAAGTCCCTGCGGCAGCGTTGAGGATGGTGGCCTGAGCCCCCGAAGCCACGAACGCGGAGTAGCTTGCGCCACCGCCCGACGTGGTACCGGTTGCGAGGCCGTAAGAGGCGCCGAGAGCGGTGGAACCGGTCGAATGATCGGCACGCACGCTGAGGATTCGGGCGCCAGTCGGGATCTTCGCCAGGAAGATCACGTCTCCGACACTTGAGGTGGTCGCTCCGAGATTGAAGCTGCCCCAGACATCGTTGACGCCGGCATGAACCCGGCGGGGCTGGCCGCTCATGACCGAAGAAGTGTAAGTAGCCATTGGTATGTTCTCCTCTTTCTTCGGTTACGGCGTGTTGGTGTAGGACGAGATCACCAGCGTCGAGAAATCGAGGCTGTTGAACTGCATCTTCTTCAGACCGAAGATCGTCCCTGCCGCGATGCCGAGCTGGTTGCCGTAATCGAAGAGCTCTTCGACCCACGAGCCCGAGAGACCCGTGGATGTGTCCTGACCGAAGGCGATGGAGCAGGCCTGCGCACCGCACAGAACCGCGCGGTAGTAGGAAGCCTGATTGCCGAGCGTGTAGGTGCTGCCCGCAAACGAAACAGTCGGGGTGACGCGGGCGGATTCGTGCAGGACCACGCCGTTGTATTCACCCAAGGCGCCGGTATAGATCGGGTTGTTGCTGACCTGGCCGCCGGTCATGGCTGCCTTCTGGATGTCGAGCCACTGACCCGTTGAGGTGTTGGTGCGGAGGCGAAGCGTCTGGTAGGGATGCAGGAAGAGGACGTACTTTTCTTCGCCGCCCACCATAACGGGGCGCATCGGAGCGGAGTTGGTGTAATCGCCGTACCGACCGAACGACTTGGCGATGGTCACGGCGCGGTCGATGTCAGAGAGCGAGAGATAGGCCGCTGTGGTCGCGGAGAGCGAGGCTTCAGCCGCACCGACAGCGCCGGCCACGATCAGATGCGAGGAATCGGGCGCGATCGTGCTGTTGTTGCCGGTGTAGCGGGTATCGGACTGAGCGGTGAAGCCGCAGGCCTGGTTGAAGAAGCTGGCGTCATACCGATCCGCCAACCACCCCCGAAGGCCCGCCATGCCCTCCTCGCGGATGGAGAAGGGCACGCGCTGCTGGGACATCTTGCCGTTGGAACGCGTCGCGTGACGGAGCTGGTTGATGAGGACGTTATCCGAGTAGGTAACCAGCGCCTCTTCGTTGCCCTCCAGGGTTCCGTCACCCTGAATACCCGCACCGGTCATCTGCATGCGCAGACCCACGGTAATGCGGTCGCCAGCGGACTGACTGAGGTCGTCCTTGCGCTGAATGACCGAGTTGGAGTCGCCGATGAACTTGCCGACCCAGGTCGCCTTGAGAGCTTCGACAAAAAGCTTCTTGGCCCAGACCTTTACGGTTAACGGGTCATTGACCGTAAACGTAGTGTTTGCCATGTGAAAATCCGTCGCTGAAGGGATGTCCACCAACGGGGTGGATTTCCGACGCGCCCCGGATCACTCGGCGCTCAGCGACGGAGACAGATACGCCCTGTCAACACGGCGACGGTCGGTTAAGCCCGAACCCGGCTATCTGTAGGCGGTATTATGATACCGTATGCCAGAGGTTGTGTCTAGCCCCCCATCAACTCCCGGAATTTCTTGCCAGACGTGGCCTTCTCAAACTCGGCATCGTCCATTGCAACCAGTTCTTCAAGACTGGGCTCGTCGCTACCACCACCCCCGCCATTGAGGGACTTGTTCTTGTCCATGCCCTTGGCGATCTTCTCCAGCTTCTTCGCTGCTTCGAGAGTCTTGTCAGCGGTTTCCGCCTGTTTGCTCACCTGTTCCTTGACTTCATCCTTGGGCGCGTCTTTGGCCTTGGGCTGATAGCCGAGAGTTTTGGCGATCTGGTAGATTTTCGCGGCCGGGTTCTCGCCGTTCATCATCGCCCGTTCGGCAATGGCAGCCTCTTCGCTTTCGAGAAGGGCCGCAACCTGGTCGGGGCCGTAACCTGCGGTCTCGTAGATGGCGCGGCGAATCCCGAGAGCATGCTTGTAGGCTTCAGGGAAATCCGGATTCTCCTGCGTGAACTCCTGGGCCTTCTGTGCGTAGGTCTGCACGAATTGGTGCTTGGCCGCGGCCTGCTGATCGGCGCGGTCACGGGCCTCAACCCTTTCAGCAAGGCTCTGGAGGATTTCGACCGGCTCCATCTCCTTCTGCGGCTGCTGCTTTTCCAGTGCGGCTAATCGCTGCTCCAGGGCAATGCGGGCTTCGCGCTCCTGTTGGGCCTGGAGCCGAAGCGTTTTCGCGGTCTCGCGCTCCTTCCGAAGCGCCCCGACTTTCACATACTTCCGGCCATCGGGTTCGGCGAGGTCAACCTTGTCC